GATCTTTATTCTTTTGGTCGCTATTGTCCTAGGGAGTGTGCCAGTTCAATGAGAACTAAATCAAAAATCCGAGACAGCTTTGCAATTGACAGGGCTGACTATGACGATAATGGCCAGGTGCTCACAGTTCACACGACGGGTTCACATGGCCATCCTGCCGTTCTAAGGTACGCGGGTGTTCCGCGTGCTGTGTACGATGAACTACTCCAATCCGAGTCGAAGGGTGGTTACTTCAATCGGAATATAAGAAACAACTACACGTTCCTTGACTAAAGGGACACTTTGGCTAACTGAAATTTTAAAAAGCTGGATGGGTTTGCCAGCGTAAGTTAGCCCACTAAGGAACTATAAACAATCATCTTAGGTAACGAGGACTTGGATTTCCATGAAAGTGAGAATTTCTGATAGCGCCTTTGTGTCTCGCAAACGCAAAGAACCCAAGAACCGTCTCTTTCACAGGGGGGACTTCGAGCTTATTGTCGATGGTAACCCCTATGTCGTCATGACATACAAGAATACTACTCGCAAAAATGCCATTGAACGCGCTATGAGTGCGTGCCCTGGGCATACCTTTGATGTAAAGCAGTTGAAGAAGAAAGCAGAAATTTACCCCACATGATGCATTTCGTAACGCTGTTCACAGCAAATGGCGATAAGCAAACTGTGCTAGTTGATGATGCTAACTTTAAGCTACTCAACGAGCAATTTGATGCCAATTCGCTCATCCACTTCACCTCAGTAGCACTTGGTACACCACGTAGGCTACGTGTGCACAAATACAGTGCGCTGCAAGTTAAACGACTTCAATCAGAGGTCGTAGAAGGCTCAGAACAATGAATAAACTCTCATGGTTTTTATATGGTGCAGATGTACTCAACAACTTGGGTATTTTGTGTGCTGCTGTATCAATACTTGGTGGAATTGCTTTAGCTCTTACCACACTTTGTTTCTTCGCGACCGCTAATAGCTATGAAAGAGACACACATGAAGTAGCAGCAAAAATTGTTGCTAGATGGCGCTTTTGGTGTATCTGGTTTTTCTTCTTGTTGTTAGCTGTTGTGTGTCCAAGCCCAAAAACGATGTACTTGATCGCAGCTTCTGAAAGCGCGGAAGTCATTGTTCAAAGCCAGGAAGCCAAAGATACCTTTGTGTTACTCAAAGAAACTTTACGCAAAGCTGTCGAGGACACAAAATGGTGATCATTGGCGTTGTTTTAATAGGATTATGTGTTGTAATTCTAATCGTGGTAGCTACGGTACCACTTTGGTGTAAATGGTAAAGGCCACATAGCTCAACTGGAAAGAGCAACGGCCTTCTAAGCCGTAGGTTGCACGTTCGAAGCGTGCTGTGGTCACCAAATTCTCTGCTAGTGGGAAGAAGAGTAGTTGCCCCTTCCCTTCAATGTGTGCGCTACCGGCTAGCAGAGAATGCCTATTCGAACGCTCCTGTCTTCTAAAAGGCTTTAAGGAAACAAGTTACCCGACTGGGAAAATGTAGGCGTAGCTGACCTACCAGGAGCACATTGAATGCGACATATGCACCAGCAGGTATGTCTACCCGTTTGCAAGTCACCTCTTCCAAAATTGGTGATTACTGCTGGATAGAATTCAAACCGTAGGAGGGTTAAATGGAAACCGCAATTGGTATTTGGCACTACATAGTCATGTTCTGTGTGTCGTTTGCTATTTTTGCGTTGGACGATAGTAGAACTCGTGGCCAAGCAAGGCCCTTATGGTGCCTCACGTGGGCTTTCTTTTGGCCTGTTAGTTGGATTGTTGTTTTCTTTGCTGCAATCTACGTTGCTATCGCGAGGGAATGATGTCTTCTAAAGAAAAAAAGAAGAAGCTCTTTTGCGCCATGGTGTTTACCATTGGTGCTCTTCTTGTGGGTTGTAACGATGCGGATATTGCATCAAAGAACCTGTCCACTGCGGCTGACAACTTCGAGATTGAACGTCGCATCGTATTCTACAATGGTATCACAGGTGAATACATGCTCTCTATGGAGGGATTGTGTTCTCTTGGGAACCACGACGCTGCTCGTGAAGTAACTGTCACATGCAAGACGGGACCAAACGCATACAAAAAGAACTTTCTTGGTCTGTCTGACAACGTGACTTACTTTGCTGAACAGATGGAGACTGCAGATGTGAGCACATATCACTATCGCGTGGTCTTCAAACCTCAGACAATTCTCCCTGACATTGACTTCAAGGGTGATGCGTCTGAATTGATCCAAAACCATGGGAAACAGTAACATGAAAAAGACACTTCTTACCGTAAGGATCGCTGCTCTTGCGCATGAGAGCACGTTGGTCCGCTTGGCCGAACGACACCACCTTGCAAACGCAAGGACATTAAGATGCTGGTATAGCAAGAAGCACGCCAAGGGCGTGGAGCCTCCTAAGCCTCCTGAGCCATCTGTGAAGGTGATAAAGGTTCGTGAAGCTGGGAATACTGAAAAGTTCATCAAAGAGTCGATGGACACGTTCTGGGGCCTTCAGCACAGACGAAAGAACGAAGTACGAGTGGAAGCGCGTCACCATTTGATTGCGCTCGGCTTTGAACGTGGAAGACCATACGAGACCATTGAGCGTGGTTCCTATACTGAACCCGATTGGGATCGTATCGAAGATATCATCAATGCTAACAGAGACGTTCCTCGTGTTGCAGGTGGGTTTGTTGACCAGGCAGACTATCAGCAACGCTTGGAGGAATGGCTCCAGGGTGGCAAGGAATATTACCTGAAGAAGGGTAACCTCAACGTAGAACTTTAAGAGACGACTGCACGTGAGCCTATACCTCCCAAGGCTTGCGTAACCTAAGGAGGCTGTGATGAACGTTCAAGGAATTATCGCTTGGCTAATCTTCATAGCCTCCTTTTCTTTTATTGTCTACACGACATGGGGACTACACTAATGCCCTCCAATCACAATAATTTTGGTATACAGTTTCGTATTGCTCATAATACGTACATGTGCTCCACTCTCATCATGGGTAATTTTTCTCATTTGAGTTTAGCACAGAACCAAGACTACACTAGTTTCGTTAGTGAATTAGTAAAGGCTGTTAACTGGCATCATGACCCAGAATCTAGCACTGAACACCTTGAGATAAACCAACAGAGTTCAGGTGAATACCAAGTCTTAAAGAGATTTAGGATTGATCACTTTGGTTTAATCATGGCCACTTCATTGGTTGGCGTTGATAAACTCAATGGGTTCCTTGAAACTTTCGGCTTTTTGAACGCTGGTGATACCTCTAACGCAAAGAATGGAACAAGAACGCGTCTCTATTTGATTGACGCGAAAGAATTCATGTCTCGCCTTGAAACCGAAAGGGAAAGGCTTGGGATACGAATAGAGATAGACAAACCAGGTCTGTTGTCGGACCATTAAGAAACCGGCCCACGTGGCGTAATTGGTAGGCGCGAGGGACTTAAAATCCCTTGTCGTAAGGCGTGTCGGTTCGAGTCCGACCGTGGGCACCAAATTCACTTCAAATCAAAGAGGATACCATGAGTGGCATATTTGCAACTAGTGTCATCTGTGTACTCGGCATTGGCACCATTGTAGGTGTTGGATGCTGGTTGTATGTCAAATGGTTGGAGTTATTCTCATGAAGTACGGTAGAATGGTATACATAGGAGACGATGTCTCTATTTTTAGTGTGTTTAATACACTCTCGGAGGCTCAAGATGGACACCATTCGGAAGCCCGTGGTAGAGGTGCTTATGGGCCAATTTACACCTTAACGGGAGAGATTTTTGAACCTCTAAATGTCCAAACTGTGAACTGGAAAAGAAGGGAACTGTGAAAGTTTTTGTTTATGGAACACTGAAAAGTGGGTACGGCAATAACTACATCCTATCAGAAGGTGCTCATAGAAAGATAGGTGACGCTGTTGTCGAGGGGTTTAAACTCTACCAGTATGGCTTTCCTGTAGCCAAGGAAGACGAAAACAGTAAAGCGATAGGAGAGGTGTGGGACATTGGCGACAATGATGCTACTCTCGCTCGTTTGGATCGTCTCGAAGGGGAAGGCTATATGTACCATCGAAAGGTGGTAAAAGCCTATGTCCTTGGAAACCAAGAAGAACCACTAGAAGTTTCTATGTATGTGGGAGGTAAACACTTCCCCTACACAGAAATGTCCGAATGTGGTGTAAATGAAAATGGATGCCATTTGTGGCAGGGTAGAGTGGTAAGATGACTGAAATCCTTGAAGGTAAAGAGTACACATCACTAAACTCTGCTAGTCATTGGACAGTAGCTAAAATTCACCAACAAACAGTTCTTATCTGGTGGGTAGGCTCTGATGGACACTTTCACTCAGATAGATTGCGTTTAGATGACGCAAAGACATATTGGATTGAATACAAAGAACCTATTGTTCTCAAAGCATGGATACCTATTTTAAAGTATAAAACTGCTAAAAACACAATGCCTTTCATAAGTGGCAAGTCTTACGTGAACAAAGAGCACTTTGACATGCTACATTGCTACGAAATCATTGATTGGATTGAAATTGAATACACTGTGAAAGACTAACATGGCAACGGCAGAAAAATGGATAATCGCTCGTAGCGATTGGCACGCAGTTCAGGCTCTGAAACAAATCTACAGTGGCCGACGAGCTGTTTCTTGTTTATTCAATTCGTATCATGCGGCTGTGTGTAAGCACCGTAAGATGCCAGAAATGAAGCAAGAAGAATATACTATTTTCGAAATCCCTTCGTTCGACGAAGACAAAATAAGGGCCTGTTAATCATGCGCATGTGTCTTTTTCCTCTGTTCTGTGGTGGCAGATTGTTGCTCGGAGTGTATAATACTCCCATAGTTTATGCCTACGATCAGTACGGTAATGTTATCAGAGAAAGTGTACCTGGAGAGCCCCTTCGTTTAAAAATGAAAAACAAGTATTCAGACGAGGAAGTCTACCAGGCTCATATCACGGATAGCCTTAATTCTCATCTGTCTTCTACAGAAATGTGGGGTGAAAACAGACATAAACTACGTACCCAAATACAAAAAGAAAGCTCGCAGTACATTACCTCGAACCTGAGACTTAATCAGCAACTCTTAGTGCATTGTCTCAAGTCACCTGTAAGTGCACAGTGGGTTGCTGTTGGTTCAATTGTTGCTGTTACAAACCATAATGAAACTCACGCAGTCGAAATGTTTGAGAATTCTGGTTTCAAGAAGGCGGCAGAAACATCAAAGTTTGGTACTCCCGAAGAAAGAGGTCGTTCTGACCATCAGTGTATTACGTGGATAGGAGATTTTCACAGAGACATTAGACCTATTTTACAACCTATTGCTAATGAAATATTTGGTACTGAAATTGTTAATCCCTTCGCTAGAAGGTAACTAAAGGATTTAAAGGAAAAATGGCATTATCTAGAGGTTCTATTGCTGGTTGTTGTGCATCTGCTAATTTTTATAACGTTGGCTATGCACACGGCTATCCTCGCTACAAAAGCGTTGAAGACTTTGCTTACGCAATTATTGACCACGGTTATTCACGTATAAATGTAGTGCTTTTAAACGATGAACAAGATAAGGAAGCAGAATATCTTGAGGCTATTGGCTTCAAGAAAACACCTACTACACATGACGAAAAGTATGGTGATGAACCACTTAGTTGTTATGCGGCTTCTGACCATGATCTGAACGTTGGTCTTGCTCCTTATAGAGAAAAGAGGGCAGAACAAGTCCGTAAGCAAATGGAAGCTCGTAAGGCTGCTGCGAAGGCCAAGGAAGAGGAGAGACTTAAGCGACTTAAAGTACTCGAAGAAGCTGGCCTTAAGAGGGTTACAGTTGAGTCTGTAAGGAGCTTTCTTACCCTTGGGGACGGTCGTCGAAAGGGACGTACCAAGCTTCGTGAGTGGGTTAAAGAAGAGTTCAATTTTGATCTTCCTAATCACGATCCTTACTGGCATAACGATGCTGAGATAGCAAAAGCAATTAATTATCGTATTGTTAAAAGAGCTTTAGACACTCACGATGAGACCAACGACTGAAGAATTAGAACTAGCTTACCAAAGAGCTAGAAATTTTTATTCCCAAATTGTTTTAATGCCAGCTGATCAGGATAGAACTACATACTTTTTTGAGTATCCTACAAGTATGCAGATATCTGTCGGTAGTTATACTGGAAGGATTGGATCGTCAACTGCTGCTCCATGTAGTGCTCCAGTTTTTACTCATTGGACTGATAACTATAGAAAGCCAATGGCTATCGGTTCTTGCTGCCCAATCAAAGAGTCAAATAAGGAATTCGCACAGCCTTGGTGTGACTTTTTGATGGATAAGGATTTGAGTCCCTTCAAGAGTATTTTACCAGAAGAAGGATTTGAATTCTTTAAGAATGCCAAGGGAGAACAAACAGGCTTCTTGATAACGAGTGACTTCATCGAAAAGTACAACAAGAGCATCACAAAGTGTTTGATGATTGCGATGAGGGCTTGCAGTGAGTTCCCTGCCCATATGAGACTATGGAAGGTACTGATGGAAAAGGGTCTTACTCCTGGTGATGCCCTTTTTATTGTATCCAGATTTAGTATGGATGTGGCAGGAAATATCCGAAAAGGTAATGTCGGTAACTTCAACCATTGGATTGTTTCTCAACAGAAGTTCGATGTTGAAGGTTTCAATGAAGGCAAAATGCGTATGGACGCAAGTTTCTCTATGTCTGTGTTTTGCCTTGAGGATAAAATCTATTGGGAGCCTCCTCAATACGATAAGATTGCGGAAGCTATTGGCAAGATGGGCAGGCTCAAACACTCAAATTGGTCTCAATACTACGAGTTAACCCTTGAAGATTTAATGAACGGCGCGGAAGAAATATGTCAACTACTAAGAGAAAAGTAAAAATCATCCTACCAACCCAAGCCACTCAGAAGATGTTTCTCAATCGTGGGTGGGAGTTGGTTGATGAGAACGATAAGGATACAAAAGCTGACCTTATTTGTTTTACTGGTGGAGAGGATGTAAGTCCTGAACTCTACCAGGAGGAACCCCATGAGAAAACCCACAACAATTGGAAACGTGACATCAAAGAAATGGAAATCTTTGAGAAATACCGATCCCTCCCAAAGGTGGGTATTTGTCGAGGTGGACAGTTTCTCAACGTGATGTCTGGTGGTTCTATGTGGCAACACGTTAACAACCATGGGTTAACTGGTGGTCACCAGATGCTTGACCTTCTTTTGTCAAAGAAGACTGTTTTTGTCACAAGTACACACCATCAGATGATGATCCCTTCGAAAGAAGGAACTGTTATCGCAGTCGCCCATTGTGCAACACAGTTTGAGAGCAAAAAGGCGAGCAGAAAGAGACCAAAGTACGACACGGAGGTTGTATGGTACAAGGAAACGATGTCTTTGTGTTATCAACCTCACCCTGAGTACTGGTTGTCTGAAAACAAAAACAGTGGCAATCAAGCTTATTTCTTCAACTTAATCGACTACCTAATGTTCAACTGAAAGGCATAGAATGTGTGGTCATGCAGGAATGATGGGTCCAGGGATCAACGTATCAGATATAAGTATGATGCGCGATCTCGCTTATGTTCTGGGCCTAAGGGGGATTGACGGCACTGGCGTTCTCCAAGGTTACCATAGTGGAAAGAAGCGCCGGTATCGCATCCTCAAGAATGAACACGAAGTTGGTTATTTTCTTTGGTTCAATCAGACTTCATCAAAGGAAGCTGACAACAAAATCCTGAACGATACACACGATACGTTCATGGCGCTTCACGTGAGAGCAGCAACGATGGGTGCTGTGAACGCAGAGAACGCACATCCTTTCGAAAAGACCAATATCATTGGCATGCACAATGGTACTCTAAAAGATGATCAATACAAAGACTCCACGAAAACGGACTCAGAAATGATGTTCGAAGACATGGACAAGCGTGGTATTGAAAATGTACTCCGTGGTCTCTCTTCTAAGAGTGCATACGCGATAGTTGCGTTTGAAAAGAAACACTTTGAGTTTGTGTTTACGAGAGAAATTTCTAGACCACTGTTTTACGCAATCAACAAAGAACGCAAGGTGTTTTACTGGGCTAGCGAAGCTCGTATGATCCAGTTCGCTGCTTCCCGGCATGGTGTGAAGCTCAAGGAGATCACTGCGTTCGAACCTGACTATGTGTATCGTTTTGGTCCAGACGATATTGAAACTAATAGAGAACCTGACTGGGACAAGCAACCTCTCTACGGGTTTCAAGCAAACTTAGAGGCTAGAACAGTATGGGGTCCAGCGGCAGGAGCGAAGGTTATTCCTATAGGGAACAAATCTCGTTTGGGTACTTATCCGTCAAACAGTAATGAGACCCCTCTGCGCTTGACGCAGAATACTCCAAAAGGTAGAGAAATTCTTCCTGAGATTTGCAGGAATTGTAGGAAAGAAATGGACCTTTACGACCAATACAAGGGTCACGAAGAACCTGTGAACGTGTATACTTGTGCAGAGTGTTACGAGTTACAGTATCAAAAAGAAAAGCAATTAGAGATCGATTTAACCAGTAGAAAGGCTTTGAACTAGCATGAAAGTTACTATCGGCTGTGACCCAGAAGTTTTTCTTCATGATGGAGCACAGTTCATTAGTGCCCACGGTTTGTTCCCTGGGACGAAGAAAGAACCCCACAAGGTTGATAAGGGCGCTGTCCAAGTGGACGGTATGGCCCTTGAGTTTAATATTGAGCCGGCTAATTCTGAAGAAGAGTTCAATAACAACATTGTTACTGTTCTTAACCAGATGACTGAAATGGTTCACAAGGTTGATCGAGACCTTAAGCTCCGTTTCATTCCTATCGCTAGGTTCGATCCGCTGTACTTCAGCATCTTACCAGTAGAAAGCAAAATCCTTGGCTGCGATCCTGACTACTCTGCTGAAACCGGAATGCAGAAAGCACCTCCGGGAGACCTCGAACATCGTCCATTCAGAACGACAGCGGGACACGTGCATCTTGGGTGGACTGAAGGAGCCGATCCCTTTGACCCTTCACATTTTGAAGACTGCAGACATATCGCTAAGTCCTTCCGTAATGCGACGTACTTCAAGCCGGTTACACCTGAAGAGTTCGAGCGCATCAGGTACTACGGAGGAGAAAGTTCGTTTCGCCCTAAGACCTACGGAGTTGAGCTTAGAAGCCCTTCCTCCCGCTGGGTGGAAAAGGAAGACGACCGTAGAATGATGTATCGTTCAATCATTTCGAGAATGGAGGATATTGAAGCCAATGCGCTGCACAATTCCTGATGTTGATCTTACTCAGAAACTCGATGGCACTATTTGTCGTTACAAGGGTGCGCCAGTTTACGTTCGAGTAAGGGACAGGCAAGGACAACTCGATCTGTACGATTGCAGAGCGGGTTCCAATGCGGAGGCCAAATTCCGTATTAAGTCAACTGATGAAGAGTTTGACATTTCAAGCCTTCCTCTGGGTTATATGAACCAGAAGGATAGCAAAGAAGTCGTCTACGTCTCTCGTATTCCTGCAAGGAGAACAAAGCAAGGTGTCGAAGGAAGGTCGCTCAGGATTTCGTCTGCAACGGGTAATGGAGGGGGTAGGGCGAAGTACGTCGATAACATCTTCTTCACCAAAGAGTTTGCAGACATGGTTGAAGGAATCTACCCTTCACTCGACTCCGCCATCAAGGAGTTAAGGGGTATTTACTCCAAGACTTCTGTAGTAAACCTCAAAGAGGCAGACATCATTTGTCAAAAGGCTGTCTCTAGAAACATTGCTTTGTCCATTAATGCAATGGGTAACATCAATGTGTATTTCAAGGACAGTTGGGTTGGGTGGATCGCACCTGACGAAATGCTCGTAAGAGTTCCTAACAACGCCATGGGTTGGATTGTGTCTCGTTATCTTTCCCATGAATTAGCCTGGGATATTCAGTGAAATGTCGATTTGTGATGCTTTAGAAAAGACTGGGCGAACCTTTACTAAACATAAGGGTTTGTTCGGTCTTGAGATCGAAACGGAGAGCGATGCAGAGTATCGTATCCCCGAGTTCGCCTTTTGGGATATTCACGCAGATGGTTCTCTCCGTGGGTTTGGTCGTGAGTACGTACTCCGTCAACCACTGGACTTCGATGTGATCCCTCAGGCACTTGAGGAGTTCAAGTCTAAGTTAGTTCACGCTAACTTCAAGAAAAATTCGATTACAACGAGTGTTCATGTCCATGTGAACATGCTCAATGAGAGTTTCCCTTCGTTTGGTAACTTCTTAACGACATACGCTCTCGTTGAAAATCTACTCATCAAGTATTCAGGTGAGGGACGCAATGGTAACATGTTTTGTCTTCCTATGTGTGACGCAGAAGAGACTTACAAGAACATTGTTAACATGTTGAAGAACCTTTCGACAGTGAAAGGTAAATCACAACCGAACTATCAACACATGCTCTTTGACCGTGAGTTGACTAAGTATGCTGCGTTGAACCTTCATTCGTTGTCTAACTTTGGTTCTCTTGAAGTAAGATCGTTCAGAGGAACGACTGATATCAAGGAAATTGAAGATTGGGTTGGTATTCTCCATGAGATTGTCAAGTTCTCTCGTCAGGACAAGATGTATCCAGGGGATATCATCAACAATTACAAAGACAAGGGTGTAGAGCTACTCACGGACATCTTTGGCAAGTATAGAAAGAACTTAAAGTTTGACGATGAAGCGAAACTTATCGAGAATAACTTCTGGTATGCGGCTAACATTGCGTTATCAGTTCCTGACTCAAAGGGTTGGGACAAGTTGGATGCTGTCCAAAAACCAAAGAAGGTAAAGTCTTCCGACTTGGACACAATTGCCCGACAGTTATACAATCGTCCTTTCGAAGAGCTGCGCGGTATTGAACAACTCGCCGTGCTTCGTCAAGGTGGCGATGTAGAAATTCCTCAGGCTGAGTTCGACGATGGTGATGCAGCAATTCGCCCTTGGGAAGCGGAAGAGCAGCGTATCAGAGACTTAGCTTTAAGAGCAGCTGCTCGTCCTATACCTGTTCGTCAAGCACGCGGTGACATTCTTGGTGGTGTGGTAAACCAGCCAGTTGTAAATGATCCTTGGAGAAACAATGACTAATGCCTACTTATATCTATTCATGGAATGCCCATTCTGAGGGTGCTATTGCACTCAAGGATGCAATGGGTATCACGAAAATCAAGAATGAAAACTCTCGTTTCGTTGGATCACAACGTAAGAGGGTGATCAATTGGGGTTCTTCTCAAGTTTCTCCTGAAGTTGCAAAGTGCAATATCATTAATAAGCCTGAAGTTGTCCGAATTGCTTCCAACAAGTTGGACTTCTTTAGAAAGGTGTCGGAACGCAACAATGAAATTCTTCCTCCCTGGACGACTGACCAAGCAGAAGCCATCCGGTGGTGCGCAGAAGGCAAAGTGGTGGTTGCTCGTACCGTTCTTAATGGTCATTCAGGTAACGGTATTGTTATTATGGACCGTGATCATCCTGATGGGTTTGTTCGTGCTCCACTTTATACTGAATACGTAAAGAAGACGGAAGAATATCGTATTCACGTAGTGGGTAACGAGATCATTGACCAACAGCGTAAAGTGCTCTCCAAGCAGAAGGCTGACAGTGGTGACGACATCAACTGGAAGATCAGAAACCTTGCAAATGGTTTCATCTATCAGAGGGAAAACATTCGCCCTCCAGATGAAGTCAGAGCTGCCGCCATTGAGGCCATTAGACATTCTGGTCTTGACTTCGGTGCCGTTGACATCGTTTATAACGATAAGCGCAAGGGAGTTAAGGCATTTGTGTTGGAGGTTAATACTGCACCTGGTCTTACGGGTACTACCGTTCAGAACTATGCTAGGGCTTTAGCACAATGAGATACAATGTTGGAGGAGTGGTGTCAGAGATCACTTCGTTACCTGGCTGTGACCAGATTGCTGTGTTTCACAACGTGTGGACACCAAAAGACAACAGGGGTAAAGGGTGTGGTAAAGTAGCACACGAACAGAGACTGACCACAGCTCGCAAGTTCGGTTATGATTTTGCTTTATGCACTGTCATTTCTACCAACGAAAAGGAGAAGTCTATCCTCCGGACCAATGGTTGGAAGCAGGTTGATTACTTTCGTTCATCGAAAACAGACAATATTGTTGAACTCTGGTCAAAGGCTCTCATTAGGACGGAAAAAGATACGAAAGCTGAATATAAAACGTACGATGATTGGGAAAAGTCTTTAGAGCGCAAGGAAGAAACGAAGTAATGTGCAATATCTTTATTCAACAGCCGGGTTATACTCTGCCTTACGAGAAGTTGGAGACGTGTGTGTTCAACAATTGGCATAGTTACGGCATTATCCTCAAGGCCAATGGAAAGCTTGAGGTTCGTAAGGGCTGTTCGGACTCTGACGATAAGATTTGTGATCCTCAAGAAATCTATAAGATTTTGAAGGATAACGAGGATGTTGAACGTTTTGTTCATCTTCGTCATAGAACTGAAGGAGAAATTAACGAGGCGAATACCCAGCCGTTCCCTGTGCTGTCCACCAAGAAGCGTTCGTTGTATTTCATGCACAATGGTACCATGCAGGCTTGGAGGGGCCAGCAGACCGATCCAGAGGCGTTACAGGGGGCATCTGACAGCCGTAGGTATGCTGAACTTCAGCTAACACCTATGCTCACTCGTTTAGTGGGCACAAGGGGTATCGCTGATCTTGAAGACCCGTATGTCAGAGACATCTTGGAGAAGTTCTGGCCGGGGTCGAACAATAGAGGTCTTCTTATCTCGTCGGATCAGGAACCTTACTTCTTCTCTCCTGCAGCTTGGTCCACTAAGACGTTCGATCAAGGACAACCTTTCAAGTCGTCTAACGATGATTATTGGAACACCGTTCAGCGTGGTCCTGAAAAGGAGAGGTTGGATGCGGAAAGGAAGAAAAGAGAGGAAGAGGCGCGTGCGAAGAATAATTCAGTCGTTCGTGTTCCCACCGCGAGAGCTTCTACGAAAGAGCTATCGCCGCTGATCTCCATGCCATTCAAGAACAAGTTCCAATTGTCTGAGGCGATGTTACATCTGTTGGAAGATTGGGATATCTACAACGACAATGGTTGGCAGGAACTCGCGAATGTCACTCATATTGAGTGGGAAGATTTCATTCGTAGGTCTGAACCTCAAGACCTTCCTTGCTTACTCTTCTATGCTACAGACGCTATGAAGAGAATTGGTGAAAAGAATGAAAAGATGATGGCGAAACTCGCAAAGGCAAGCAAACTTATTGCAGATTTCAAGAACGGCAATATCACTGTTGATAAGTTACCTGACAACTTTGCAGAGGTTGAATGACATGGCTTCTATTGTTAGTGCTAGACCGAAGGGTGAGAACCTTCCTGATTACCAAGGTTCTATCTATGGTCCTCTGTACGATAGGGGAGATATCACACCGGACTTTCATGAACTCAAGTGGTATACTCGTATCCCTTATCTTGCATTGACTACAGAGAAAGATGGTGGGTCAAACCATAGATTATTGGATGGGGCTGAGTACTGTGGAGCGGCACACACGATGTCTCCCCATTATATCCTCAAGAGACATTATGCTCTCCATCCGGTAGTATTCGTTGTTGGTGCGTCAGAGGTGATCAGACAGCGTATGCGTGGTGAACTTTACTACGTAAATGCTGAGATAATCCATTTGATGGATCGTCAGTTCTGTCTTGGTCAGAAGGCTAGACGAATTAAAGTCAAGATTTCTGTTGAAGACCAATCCCCTTCAGATGGGTTATACTACAAGGGTATGCCATGGACAGAGGCGTTCATCTACGTCGCTATCGATGACTACTGGAAGGACAAGGACATGAGTACTTATCCTTCTTGTCAGTACCCAAGTAGGAGAAAGATCAGTGGAATGGACTTCTACGACTACATCACTCCTAGCTCAATTGTAGGGGCTGACCAAGAGCCTGGAACTGCTTTCAGACGTAGGAAGGCAGCAATGGATAAAGTCTTGAGAATGGCTGCTGAACCAGTATCTGAAGAGGCTAAATACGAGTACTTAATGGGTCATAGGGACACACTTCTATCCAACGATGACATCCACTGATTACCAACCATATTTTACACTTGACAAATAGTTATAAATCATATATAATTAATATCTATAGGTTTTATACTCTATGAGTTATAACTCTGTAGTAAAGATTATCTTACTATAGGGGTTATAACTCTATGAGTAATATTACTTAATAACCTAATAGTTATACTCTTAGAGTTAGTACTCTATGAGTAAAAGAACTCTATAGTAAGGAACAGGGCGAATGTCCGAGAAGTTTAGATGCGTTATTTGCAATAAAGTGGATGACAAAGAGATAGAAACAAATGCAGGAGATTTCTGTGAAGATGGTTTCTATCCCGACCCGACGAATGAACATTACTCGCTCTGCAAAGAATGCAAAGAGAGTGTCGAAGAACTCAAACTCGATTACGAAAACCAGGATGACATCTATGGCTGGCTTAGAGACTTCGCCAACGATAACGGAAGTCCCGATAGTGAACTTGGAGAATTACAATCACAAGATGCACTTGGGGATGAAGGACAAACTCTATTTCACGAAAGTGATTAAAGACGCTAAAGTCTTCTTTGACTTTGGTTGTGCTGATGGCTCGATGATCTATTATCTCTCTGAAATCTACCCTGATGCTAAGTTCTTTGGGTTTGATGCTAATGCGGATATGATCGAAGATGCTATGGGCATGGAGTTACCTAATGCAGTGTTCTCTTCCGATTGGGAGTTTATCTTAGAGCAATGCATTGAGGCAATGGATGATGACCATAAGTGTTGTCTGATCCTGTCTTCAGTTATTCATGAGATTAACACATATCTGAAGAATGACGATCGTGCGAGGTTCTGGGAATTTGCTCTTAGAACTGGGTTTCACTATATCGCCATTAGAGACATGTGTATCACTCAAAGGGCTGCTCATGCAGTTATGCCTATTGTAGCTCGTGATGATGTCCGTAAGCTCTGGGAGTATGGTGATCCTCAGATGCTTGATGACTTCACGAAATATTGGGGTGGGCTCTTCAGTGGTATCCACTTCTATCACTTCTTGTTGAAGTATCACTATCGAGAGAATTGGGAGAGAGAACTCAAGGAGAACTACATCACTGTACTTGAAGATATCATGGAAATAACGGATATCAAAAGGTACAACACAATCTGGATGAAACACTACCAACTAGACTATATCAAGGATAAGATCAAAGAAGAACTTGGTATTGAGATCAAAGAGAATACACACTTGCAGCTCATTTTGGAAAGGAGTGACCTGTGAATTACCTTCTCATGACACGAAGTGTTTATAACGTACTCCTAACAAGTAGGTTATCCCACTCGTTAAAGGCTTGTATGAAACACATTGGCATCCTTGAAGAAGACGGGACTGTTTCAGTAATAAAAAACAGAGATAGAAAACTTGGTACAGTTTCTTTTGAAGAATGGAAGACTATAATCCATGAATAAGTTAATTGATTGGTTTGATGATTGGATCGGTAATAACTCCTACGTGATCATCAATGGTTATGGTCAACCGTGTTACTACTACTTCAATCAACAGAAAAAGAAGGCAGAAGCAAAGGCATTGAAACTAAACCATCGTTATGGCGATGGATGGTTTCATGTAGAGGAGTTGTACTGGTGAACCTTTATATTGTTACTAATGGAGACCTATACGATTATGATGCTCCTGCACCCGGTGCTATTTTCTTAACTGAAAGAGAAGCATGGAAATTTATTTCTGATAGTGGGTACTTTATGGAGTATGGAAATGGAAGCGTCCATTACTTCACGGATTACTCCTACATTTATGAGGTTCCTATCGGTGTAGAACTAACAGGTCTAAGGGGAAACGTAAGAGAGACTTTGATGGTTAGTTATTGGGTTGATTTGGCAAAAGAAAATAAAGGATGGAGACCATGATGGACTACTATGTTTGGACTTTCTTTGCTGGTGCAGTGGCTTGTTTTATTGCACTTCTTGTAGTCGCTGCATTTCAAGAGGAAGAAGAGCAGTGTGAATGTCACAGTGACTACTGTGCTTGCAAGCATGATGAGGAACAGAGACGTGATAGAAATTCTTAAAGCAACAGGAATTGGAGCTCTTATATTAGTAATTCTGTTTGGGAGTTCTATTGTTATTCAACTTCTTATAGTTGAAGCACCATGGGTATTTGGTGTAGGTTTTTTCTTATTTGTTTGTTGGTTTCTAGGCCAAAGCTATCTCTCTTTTTAAGAATGGATAAATGAAAGGTTTTAAATCAATACATCAACCATGTCCTTGTGGTCAATCAAGTGACGCCTACGCGGAGAACAAAGATGGTTCTGGTTTTTGTTTTAGTTGTAATTTATTTCATCAGTCAAAGGACAAAATGGAAACAGAGAAAAAAGAGACCTTTAGATATATCTCCCATAGAGGTATTTCTGAAAGGACTATGCAGTTCTACGATATCAAGACGAAGCTTCTTGATGATGAACCAGAGGAAGTAGGTTTTCCGTATCCTTCTGGTGGTTTCAAGATTAGATCACTTTCGGAGAAGAAGTTTCGATCCGAAGGACCAATGAAGAACCCAGGGTTGTTTGGTAAAGACAAGTTCGACCCTGGGAGTAAAGACAGTATCACCATTTGTGAAGGTGAATTTGATGCCGCTTCGGTTTATGAGGCGACTAGATGCAGGACCGCTGGAGTTTCAGTCACGAGTGGTCCCTTTGCTAAACGTGACTGTGTACTCGATTACGATTACATTAACTCCTTTGATAAAATCTATATTTGTTTTGATAATGACGATGTTGGCCAATCTGCTGCAAGAGAGGTCGCATCACTTTTTGACTTTAATCGTGTTTATCATGTTAAGTTCACGAAATACAAAGATGCAAACGACTACTTCCAGAACGACGAAGTAGAAGCTCTAGAGAAGACGTGGAGTAATTCCAAGCGTTATTCTCCAGATAACATCATTAGTACCTTTGCTGAAATTGAAGTTGCACTGCAAGACAGTAAAGAAGATCAGATCGGTACGTATCCTTTTCCCGGTCTTCAAGCAGCAACCTATGGATTACATCGTGGTGAAGTTGTAGTCCTCAAGGGTCCAACAGGTATCGGTAAGACAGAAGTCTTTCGAGCAATCGAACATCATCTGTTGAAGACTACTCAACTCAAGTTGGGTATTCTCCACATGGAGGAAGATAATGGAACAACTGTTAAAGCTATTGCAGGATACGAACTTGGTGTCCCCGCAGTACTTCCAGATTGTGGATTGTCGACTAGTGACATCCTGGGAGGATATAAAGCAGCAGTCGGCAACGATGATAGTCGCGTTCACTTGTACCAGGCTTTCGACCTCGAAGACGAGAACGCATTACTTGACAATATCCGTTTCCTCGTCAGTGCTGCAGGATGTGAAGTTATTTTTCTCGACCATATTACCTGGCTTGCAACGGGAATTGAAAAAGAGGATGAACGATTGAAGTTAGATCGTTTAAGTCAGAAGCTAAAGTTGTTAGCTAAAGAGCTGCGTTTTTGTTTGATCATGATTTCTCATACTAACGATGAGGGTCGTACTAGGGGTTCTCGTAACATTGAGAATGTTGCTAATACAATGATCCATATCACGAGAGACAAGGAACACGCTGATCCAGTCGTTCGTAGAATTATGAACCTCAATGCTCAGAAGGTTCGCCTTGGTGGTTCCTCTGGTCCTTGTGGTAAAGCAATTCTCGACATGATGACGCATAAACTCCGTGCGATGAGCGCAGAGGACGAAATCAAGATGCCTATTCAGCAGGCTGCATGAAGGTAACGAAAATGTCTATAGCTGGTGAAGCAATGCGTAGAGCACAACAACGAGAGGATTTAACGGAAGTAATGACACAATCCTTTGTTCCGTTAAACAAAATACCCAATGGTGTCTATCGCCTTAAGAAGGCAGCTTTGCCAGCTGTAGGTAAAATTGTAGTAGCCAAACAAGGAATGTATATCTACATCCACAATCAATCGTTTGAGGACAACGAGAGAAACTCATCAGTGGATGAAGGACACCCTAACTGCTTTAGACTAGGAGCTTATATGCCATACAATGCATTTCTAGAGTTAGTAGAAGATATAGATCTCGACAAATACGTCCTCCTAGGGCCACCAGAGGCTCAGGAGCTTAATACGAGTATGTTCCCCTAGACAATACGAGAAACCTCTGTAGCACCCCTATATGGTCGAAAGAAAGACATTCTAATGAAGAAGACACTTCGTGAGCATCGTATCGATTACGCCTCACTCCAATCAGTTATTGATTTTGCTGATGGCATTATCGAGCAGAACACAGGTATGACATATAAAGATTTCACACTTGAGTATGATTCTGAGTGGGATTCTTATTATGTTAAGTTAACGTATTCCACTCCTGAAACTCTCCTAGAAAAAGAAAATAGAGAGAGAAAGGAAGAGTTACAAAAACAAAGAGATGAAGAATGGAATAAGAGAGAATTTGAACGCCTTAAGAAATTAGGGTATAAGTAGATGAAATGGATGTGTGTAGTGATTTTATTAGGTACAGGTCAACATATCGAGAAACCTGACTTAACCAAAGAAGAATGCCAACAGTGGAAACACCAGCAACACTACGCACCACAATTTCCTATTCCAGTAGGACCAAATATTATGTTCTGTGAACCATATTGGGAGGCTTAAATGAAACTTCCTTCAGCAGAAGAGTTTATGAAAGAACTCAAAGAATCTCTTAAGTATTGTGAAGAAGCAGACGATAGAGGTTCAGTAGACTTCTGTATGGCTAGATGGCAAGAATGGATTAAAACCTGGCCTCAGATACTCGACGAAGAAGGTGGGATATGAAAGTCTTCGTTTGTTACTACGAATACGAAGGTTGGGATAGTTGTTCTCATCCAGTTCGTGTTTTCTTTTCTAAAGAGGAAGCTGATAACTGGCAGAAGTCTTTTAAACAGGAGGAAGGCAGTTGGGCACGTGTTTTAGAAATGGAAGAAGGACGAGGTTATTTGCCTCGTTAATGGAATGAGTACAAATGAAAAACTGTACCGTGTAGAAGCTTCACACTTTGTAGCAGCCTTTACTCTAAGAGATGATGGAGTTATTATCCATTGTGCTCCTATCATTAACTACTTTCGCAAAATGAGCTTAAACGGTATTAAAACTTATTGTGAAAAGAGAGGTTGGAAACTAGAAGAAATTTAGTACATGCATTTTTTAGTTGACATACATGTACAAAAGGTATATAATTAATGTATAAACAAATCCAAAGTTCCGTCTGTCGATGGAGATAGGAGTTAAAGATAAAATTTTTAGTAGTAGATATTGAATGTGATAGTTTAAACCCAACAGTAGTTTGGGTGTGTATAACGAAAGACATTAAAACTAAAGAAGTTAAAACATGGGAACGACCTGACCTTGATCCGAAGGAGTTAAATGAGTATCTCAAAGGTAGTTTTCTTATTGGGCATAATATCCTTTGGTATGATTTGCCTGTACTTAATCGCCTCTGTAAGAGTGGTTTAGACCCTGAGAAAGTTGTTGATACTCTTGTTGTTTCTCGCTTGGTTAACTCTTGGGATTACAATCTTCATGGGTTAGAGGCATGGGGTGAACGCCTAGAGTTTCCCAAAGGAGACTTTAAACAGTTTACTCACCTTACACCAGAAATGGTTGAGTATTGTAAGAACGACGTTGAACTCACCGAGAGAATTTATTTATTCTTAAAGAGGTTTATCGACGATCCTAGTCTTAAAGCTAGTATGGTCAATGAACATCGTGCAGCGATTATCTGCACTGAAATGCATTACAATGGTTTTGGCTTCAATATTGAGAACGCCAAGAAGTTACACAAAGAGATTTCAGAACTTAGGGATGTACTCGATAAAGAAATACAAGAGGCATTTCCCCCTAGAAGTTACCTTATTAGAGAAGTGCTACCTAGACCAACGGTCAAAGGCGCTATCTCAGCAGTAGATTTTAGATGGTTAGATACCACAGAAAAGACAATTGAAGAACATGGATACAGCGTTGGAGCTACTTTTAGCCGTATTGATTTTGAGCCTTTCAATCCAGCATCCCCCAAGCAGTGTATAGAGAGACTAAATGAGTTCGGATGGAAACCCTTTGAGAAAACCAAAGGACACATTAAAGCTGAACGAGACAAAGACTATGAGAAGCTTGAGAACTATAAGAAGTTCGGTTGGACAATCTCAGAAGACAATCTCGCCACTCTACCTCCAACCGCTCCTGCCGCAGCGCAGAAACTCGTTAGGCACATTCTACTTACGAGGCGGTTAACCACATTAGACGAGTGGATATTCGCTTATAACGAAAGGACTAAGTCTATCCATGGACAAATCAACGCAATCGGTACATGGACACATCGTAGTTCACACAAAGCCCCTAACACAGGAAACATCATCCGCATCCAAACTGATAAAGAGGGACATCCTCTATTTGGCGAGGACGGTGGATGGGGTGCTGACTATCGATCTCTATGGATGGCGCGTCCAGGATATAAACTGGTTGGCTGCGACGCAGAAGGTATCCAACTCAGGGTACTTGCGCATTACATGGAAGATGAGTCTTTCACACAGGCTCTTGTTAGTGGCTCGTCCAAAGATGGCACGGACGTACATACTCTCAACAAAAACAAACTTGGGGTTGTGTGTAAGGATCGCAATGCAGCAAAAACCTTTATCTATTCATGGGTGCTTGGAGCATCTGCTACCAAAACTGCAGCAGTTCTTGAATGTTCCGTAGGTGAAGCTGTAGTAGCCAGAGAGAGTTTCCTCAATGGTTATCCTGGTTTAAAGAGAGTTAAAGAAGAAGTTATCCCCGAAGATGTTAAGATGGGGCAATTCATTGGATTTGATGGTCGTATCGTTAAATGCGATAGCAATCATCTGATGCTTGCAGGTTATCTCCAAAACGGAGAAGTCTGCATTATGAAGTATGCAAATTGGTTATGGAGAAAGAAGCTCAAAGAAGAGAAAATCAATTTTAGACAAGTGAATTTTATTCATGATGAATGGCAAACAGAAGTTATTGACAAAGAAGGTTTGCCTGAATACGTAGGTCAAATTCAAGCAGACGCAATTGTACAAGCTGGTAAAGACCTAGGTGTTAAATGCCCACAAGCTGGTACATTTCGTACTGGTTACAATTGGTGTGATACTCACTAAATAACATTAAGGAAAGATTTTTAATGGCAGAGACTAAGACGCAGTACGTTGATTTTATTGGTAAAGCATATTTTGCAAGAGTTTATCAACCGGATGAATTCCGTGGTTCCGTTCGTTGGGGTGTAGACCTCGTACCTGAAGATCAGGATGAATGGGATAAGTTCAAGAAGACTGGTATCCAGAAGGTTCCTAAGGAAAGGGACTTTGGTAAGTACTTCCCGATGCATCGCCCCACTGTTAAGTTAATGAAGGGTAAGCTTGTGTATTTCACTGCTCCTTTCATCTACGACAAGGATGGTAATGCAATCGTTAAGTACGTTGATGATGCTGGTAACGAAGTTAGAAGTTACGAAGATAAGAACAAAAATATTAAGCGTGTTGGTGAACCTATCCTCATTGGTAATGGTTCTATTGTGAAGATCAATGTCTCTTATTTCCCCACTGCAATGGGTGTTGGTTGTAGACTTGAAACGCTTCGTATTCTTGACCTTATTGAATATAAGAAGCCAGAAACTCCCTCGGAGGTAGCAAAGAAAATTGAAGACCAAGTGGCTAACGGAGAAGAACCTACCGCGCCCTGGTAGTATAACTAGCGCGTTGACCCTTCTGTATAGTGCAGCATGGGTTAGTGGTTTTACAGTTAACGGTATGAAGCCGCCCTTTATAACTTAGGAGAAGTAGATGCTGTGGCGTGTGAAGTTAAATGATCCTGTTGAAGGTATCAGCAGAACAGTCTTCCTTAATTCGGACTACGCTTATGTTACTAATAAGGGTGACTTAGTGTTTTACAACACATCCACAGCACCTTTTAAGATTAAAGAAGTACAGACATACAAGAAAAACGAATGGAGTGCATATTACCAAGAACATAGCGACACTCGTAAGTGATATTGAAGGTGTCCTTGTTAAAGGACTAGAAGATAATGAAGATAATTCTGGTATTATTAGTAATTTCGCTAATTCCCTTGCTCGCACTATTTCTGACCGTCTTATTCGGACCGAGCGAAGACCAGAGTTAAGGATGTCTAACATAGGTAAACCCTGTGAAAGACAGTTATGGTACGAAGTAAATCAACCAGAACTAGGTGAACCTCTTAGAGCAGAAACCTATATGAAATTTCTCTTCGGTGATATTATCGAAGAGTTAATCTTATTCCTAGCGGAGCTAGCAGGACATGAAGTTACTGGGCGTCAAGACGAACAAGAGATCGAAGGTATCAAAGGCCATAGGGATGCGGTCATCGATGGCACGCTCACTGATGTCAAAAGCGCCTCGACCTTTTCTTTCAGGAAGTTCTCTTCGGGCGGTCTTATCGGGAATGATGCCTTTGGTTACATTCCACAAATCCAATCTTATCTCCACTCGTCCCAGTCGGATGACAAAGTTACGAACAAGGATGAGGCTGCGTTTCTCGTGGTCGATAAGACGCTTGGGCATATTGCGCTCGATGTTCACAAAAGGGATACCAACACTGACTGGCCGGAGTTATTCTCCAAAAAGAAAGAGTCGATTGCAGACAAAGACAATATACCGCCCAGGGGTTTCCAAGATGAACCCTTCGGGCAATCGGGTAATATGAAACTTGGTATAAACTGTTCGTATTGTCCCTTTAAGAAATCTTGCTGGCCAGAAGCCAGAACGTTCCTTTACAGTACTGGACCTATTACTCTAACGAAAGTGGAACTTGAGCCTCGTGTCAACGAAATTACTTAAGAGACGACTTCGTATTATTGACGATGAAATTTATAAATACTCTTGGTGGCCTACCTACGTAACTGAATTACAGTTCGAGGCCATCGACATACATAGGAGAATAAAACTTATTGAGCAGGAGAAAGAAAACTCAGCCTAAGCTACCTAAAATTGGTAAGAAGACTGTTAGATCACAGTACGAACACGATATTTATCTTGACATTAAATCAAAACTTCCTAAGTATGCTCAATTAGACTATGAGCAGGAGAAGATTGAATATTATATTGAAGGTGATTATCTTTGTGACTTTGTTATAACTAAGAAGGATGGTTCTAAGATTTACATTGAGTGCAAGGGCAATGGTCGTGCCTTTGATCACAAGGTGAAGCAGAAGATGATTGCAGTTAAACAGCAGCATCCTGATCTTGATCTTAGAATTATGTTTTATAGAGACGGTAAAGTTGGTGCCACAAGACGTGATGGCACATTTATGAAACAATCGGATTGGGCCAAGAAATACGGTTTTGTATTCGCCATTGGTAACTCAGTCCCTAGCGAATGGTTTGAAGAATGAATAAGTATATTGTTACTCTTAACGATGGTGTCAAGGAAGAAGTCTTGGCCCATGGTATTATGAATAACGTAGGTTACGGTGGGCAGGTAGAAGCGCCCCTGTCGTTCTTTGTTTACGAGCGTCCCTTTCAGTTACCTGTGGATGAGAGTGAGCAAAACCAACCTGCTGCTGAAGTCAGACAGGTTGAATATGATGAATTTGGTGAACCCTATGATTATCCTGTTCCTGTCGGAGGTCATAGGCAACGTGTGTATCCTGTTCAAGTACTCCATGCAGTCTTTAGGCCGGGTACTTGGTCTAGAGTTATTAGAGTTGAGAAGGGTCTGGATGATTGAGTAGAGTTCACCTAGTACTACCTGACCCTCACGCTCACGGCGATCATAACAACGACCGTGCTGACTGGGTTGGTAAGTTCATGGTGGATTTGAAACCAGACGTATTTATCAACTTAGGTGATCAATGGGACCTTCCCGCATTTAGTGGATACGACAAAGGTAAAGCCT